CTTAGCCAGATAGTTAATCAGCTTTGTATCCTTGTCTTTAAGTTTGAACTTACCTTTGACCATATCAATACAGTCTAGCTCAGACTTCTTACCGAAGGACACTCGTGCTGCATTCACAACACTAAGGTCATTACCCATGTGATCAATGTATGTTACTTTTATCACGCTACCCCCTCCAAAACTTGTATTGCTTGTTCTTCTGTAAGTTTAAACCACTCACCATTGTCGTGCTTGTTCCAAGGGTGAGCAGTTACAGATGCTGCAAGCAAGTGTGCTTTCCTCTCAGCCTCAGCACGATTGTCAGCCTTGACGTAATGCACCAGTTTGTAATCACGTAGTGGGCTAGATGTATTGTAGCTATTGCATCTATCAACTGCATCAACTGCCTTGCCAATCTTAACCCAACCATCCCATGCAGGATTGGTTATAGCATACACATGTCCTGATACGTGCTTATCATACAAGGCCATGACTTCTTTCTTAATCTCAATCGCCTTGGATTCAATCAATCCCATAGCCTCATACACTGCACCAAATCCTTTTGACTTGTATAGTGCATAGAAGGGGTGCTTGGGATTACCTACACGACATCTGTACCCGTTGATTGTCATGCGTGTTTTGTTTTCTAATGTTCTATTCATGCTACGTACCTCGCTATCTTGTATTCCAAATCAGTGTGCACAATACCGTGCCATCCTGATAGTTTGTTCTTTACCACATTGATGTGGCGTTGGTTGTCTTCTTCCTCCTGTCCTTCGACAGTTGGGTTCTTAGAAATCATAATCATCAGGTCAGCCTCTGCTGCCTTACCTGTACGTGATCCTTCCATCATAGCTTGGTTGAGTACAACCTTACCCTCAGCCTCAGCGGATAGCTGTGACATGTAGAACACGGCACACTCTTGCTGCTTGGCAATCTGACGTGCATGGATTGCATTAGCCTTGAGTGCTTCGTCAGGACGTGAGAAGCCACCAGTACGAGCAAACTTGTCACCCATGTCTAGGATAACTACGTCAGGCTTGTATGACTTGCATACTGACTCAACCCATGACATGTCACGACCAGTTGCATCTTTGAACATAACCTTGTCACGTATCTGATCGAAGATTTGCATTGCCTTGTCCTTGTTCTTGGCAATCTCAAACTTGTCCATGCCAGTTGCGGCAGTAATGTAACGGTGTGCTACACGGTGATAGCCTTCCTCATTACACAAGACAACAGTCTTAGCACCCTGCCATGCAAAGCCATTCGGCCCTGCTACCAGTGATGCGTGGAAGGATGTCTTACCTGTGTTAGGACGTGCACCTACCTCAATCAAGTGACCCGCATTGATACCCTCAACCTTACGTGTAAGTGTAGGGATATTGAACGTCCACTGTGATTCCAAGTCAGTCATGGATAAGATGGTGTCAAGACTGATGTCCTCCCAATCCACCTTGAGGTTAGGTGTAAAGTCATCACCATACTGCTCAAGCATATTGCGTAGAGGCTCAAGACTAGATTTGCTACCATTCACGTAGTCAAAGCCTAAGTTAGCAATGTCTTCACCTACTACCTGCTGAAACAGCTTGGATAGCACCTCTTGTGCTACGTCACTGCCCATAGGTGTCTCACCCTTGATTTGACGGAACAGGTGACTGTACGCCTGTTTCTGTGCAGTGGTGAGTGTAGGATTGTTAGCCATGAACAAGGCTTCAATCTCGTCAGGTGTAACAGTACGTTCGTACCGATCCATAGCTGTGTCGATAGACTGCTTGATCTTACGAACATCTTTACTGAACAGTCGGTCAGGACATCTAGCACCACGATGATCATCGTAGAACTCTTTGTCCATCAGACTGCGTATAAGTGATAGTTCCATGTGTTATTCTCCTAAGCGTTGTAAGTTGTAAAAGTCGGTAGGGTTATTGTATTTCAGATCATCTTCCAGACGTAGTACTTTAACGTTTGGTACATGACCTCGTAATTCTTTTGCAATTGCCAGTGTCTTGGGTAGTGCGTCAGGATCAAGTGCAATAATAGCTGTTGAGAACTGCGATAAGTACTGCCTATGTCCCTCTGACAATGACGTACCCAACACTGCGACCCCGACAAATCCATCATCATCTGAGCATCCAGACCCCTCTGTTGCACCAACGATGGCTGCACTCACGCAATCCTCAACAACTACAGCAGTTTTACCACGTCCAAAGGAATATGGCAAGCTACTATTTCCATATCGTTTCCACTTAGGTAAGCGTTTACCAAGTGTTCTACCACTAGCATCAACCATGACACCGTTGTGACGGTTAGGGAAGACCACACGATCTTCTTTGACATCATACATAAGCCCCAACATATCGGGATTGAGTGACCACTGATCACAGAAGTCTTGGATTGCAGCGTTGTTGTAGACAACCCACTCAGGCTTATCGAATTTTATTTCATGTGTCTCTTCTGCCACACTGCCTAGTGTCTTACGAATGTCATCAGCAGTAAGGTGTGTACGTTTGCCACCTGACACACGACACCCAGCCTTATAGCAGTTCCATACGATAGACCCCATGTTGTTAGTGACAGTAAACGTTTTGTAACCACCACACTCAGGGCAGTTAGTACGTTTAGTCTCACCATTACTAAGTGATATATCATTTATATAATTAAGTACATTCATATGTATCACTTTCACTGTTACTCCTTACAGTCGATTGTACAGACACATCTCTCTTTGTCAATGCATTATTTGCACTTTCGTAAGTATGCTTCATATAAGGCTTCACTGAACTAACATGAGTGTGTCCAGTAACAGCCATGATTTGGGGCAAAGGTACACCCTTATCTACCATTTGGGTTACACCAGTTCTACGAATGTCCATTAGACGTAGCTCTTCAGGTAGCTTTGCTAACCGCATGATCTTACGTCCAACCTTGGACAGTCTCTCCATAGCATACGGTTTGTACTTGCCCTTGATTGGCATAGGGTGCGGCACTACCCACTCCTGAAAACCGAAGTCAGCTTTCTGTTCTTTCAGCATAGCTGTTAGATTATCTGAGATAGGCAAGAACACATCAGCCCTACGCTTACTCTGCTCCAATGTAAGCTGCTGTGTATCCAAGTCTAGGTTCTCCCACTTCAGCATACGCATGTCACCAAGACGTTGGCACCACTCGTATGCCATGTGTACAATCAATCCTACGTTACGGTAGTCAAAGTCACTGTATGCCACATCTAAGAACTTGTTCACCTCACCATGTGTCCACACCATCTTACGTTGCTGTGTAGTCTTACGCTTGATCTTAGAGAATGGATTCTGCTCTGCATGTTCCATCTGGATCGCATAGTTGTACACTCGACTGCTACATGTTGCCGCATGATTAGCAAAGCTGATGCCACGTTCAACCCATTTCTCATACGCTGCCTTTGCAACCTTGGGTGTAACGTCTTTGTACTTACGATGCCCAATAGTCTGGTGGAGTACCGTCAAGAAGTAACGATAATCCACCTTAGTTGAGTCACGTAACATGTTGAAATCATTGGATTGATAGTAGAAGTTAATCAAGTCAGTGACTCGGCTGCTAGGCTTTAGTCCTACAACTTTAGCTTGTTCCTCACGATAGTCATCTATTTGTTTGTTCAATTCCTTGGCACGTTTACGTGCTTCTTTTGGATCATCACCTATCTCCTCACGGTCTACAACACCTGCATCTACAAGTGTCTGTGGTGGATTGAAGCGGTATGAGATGTCACCTGAAGGTGACACTCGCTGTTGTACATATCGTGGTAAAGTTCTCATGTGTTATGCAGCCTCCAATGTAATGAACCGATCATCAGATACCCACTTGGATACCTCTTGCTCACGAGTGAACATGCTGATTGCCTGAGTGTCATGCCCCGTGTTACGTAGGTTAAACCCATTACGTTCATCAGCATACGATGCATAGTTTGTGAACGCTGAGTACAATGCCCACTTGTTATGTCCACGCTGTGATGCCTCATGGCAATACAACTGATACATCTTCTCAGCCTTCTTACGAGATGTAATCATCTCTTCTAGCAATGACTGTACGTTGACATACTTGAGGTCAGTCTGCGCCCAGACCTGCATCTTAGCAGTCTCAGCATAGAAGTCACGGCGTGAACGGTTCAGTTCATAGATGAAACTATCCAAGCTGAAGTTAGCTGTATTCTTCTTACGAACTTTGTCGTATTCACCACGGATCATGCCGTTAGTGCAGAAGAAATCAATCTGACCGAAGTACACTTGGTTACTACAGGAACCATCAATACCATGTAGTGAGATGATACGATTGCCCAACGTAGTTGAGTGCTTGTCAGTTGTGATCTCTACCTGCATGTCAGGCAGTGTGATGTCGAGCATTGTCCATGCGCCACCTCGTGCTGTACGCCACTTGTAGTTGGCATTCATCATGTCAGATGGTTCTAGGTTCTCAGTCAAGGTGTCCATGACACCACGGTAGAAGTCACCATGTGATGCACAGGTAAACCCTCGACCTACAATACCTAAGTATTCACCTGTCTCACCGTTGATTACGTACTTCTTATCTGACACCTTAGTGTCTTCAAACTCAACGTCAAAGTCTAGGTGTGTTGGAATATCAAAAGGCATATAAGTTCTCCTTGTTAAAGTGTCCAATGTTGGACGGTTAAGTTGTCTATACGGCAACTGTACATTAGTTATTTAGTATATACAAGTAATCATTACTAAGACAAGTTCACTTGTAAAAGATGTGTGATCCTAAAGTCACAGTCTGCTTGTAGTGGTCAGCCCAATACGGCTTCACATAGGTAGCATGGTAGTGTGTCGCACCATAGGTTGGGTCAGGAACACGGCTTTGCAGTACGTCATAGGCTACCAGTACAGCCCACGCCCATGCCTCTGGATCACGTGGCGTGTCTGACTTACCATCACAGTACCAACTGAACTGGCACTTGTGCTTGCCCTTGTGGTAGCCTTGGTGAACTACAGCACAGGTATCATCAGGAAACCTGTCATGTTGCACACGGTTCATGACTACGTGAGCTACAGCATACTGACCAATCATTTCGTCACTACGTGCTTCGTGGTATACGTTAAGTGCTAGGCACATAAGCATTGAATTAATCATCTACCATTTTCTCCTTACTTTCCAGTACACCCAACATTCCATGCAGTGTCCTTTACCTAGACATAAGTCAATGAACCACACGATGTTAGGCATACCGATTTTCTGCCAGTGATAGTTTCTAGCACTGAACGTTTGGTTGTTACTGCCCCCAAGTAGTACGTTAATCAATACACTGAGGGCTGTGAATATTCGGTTTAGGTATCGGCCTATCTGACCAGGCATCACACGGGTCATCT